GAACGAATCAAAGCTTCGAGGATATCTACGGCTTGCTCCCCGTACTCTGGCTGCACTAGGTACAACGTGCTATTATTTACACCTAGGCAAGAGGCCCACACAGGGTCATACGTCCCTTCTACATCAAGGTATCCACAGACATGCGGAGCGATTTCTCCACAGGCGCATGTTTCTGTGATTTCCCCGGTTTCAACGTCTACTGTCCGCTTAATTTCAGTGAGGCAAAAACGACAGCGTTTCTGAAACTCTCCGACATTAAGCAGAGCAGCGGAGGTCTTCCCCGCTGAAAACTCACCTTTGTAAATGAGTGTTCTGCCTTTGGGAATACCCCCGCCCATAGCAATATCAAGGCTAAATACCCCCGATGGAACCCGCTGCTCAGCCGTGTTGACGAATTCCGATGCTCTCATAATTGTATTCTTACCAAACTGCTTCTCTATTGCTGCGATTGTTAAGTCAAGCTTGTTTGCCATGCTACAACTCCTTCTTTATCTGGTTTATCTCCTTGGTAAGCCGCTCCTTCACCCAGTCTACGATTTCATCCATCGCTGCATCCTTCTCTTCCTTGTAACACGGAACGGTCACACCGACATCCACTCGAAGGCTCTCGTAGTTACCGAGATTGAGCGTCATCCCCGCTGAACAGAACGCCGTGCCCGGAGTAGTATCGAACTTATCAACCTCGATAAGCTCCTCTTTATACTCTTCTCCTCTGGGCCACTGAGTGCGAACCCATATCTTCCCGAGTTTTGCCTTTGTCTCCTGTCCATCCACAAGCTATTCCTCCTTTATTGTTACCAAATCTCTAGCCATTCGAACTGTGTCCGAGGCGTTATCCGCCGTGAACCAGACATCATCCTCGCCAATTATTGGGCGAGCATGCCCACGAACCAGTATACCGTCTTTCAAAGCTACCGTCCCGGCATACAGGGGAACAATCCCGTCCGGCATCTCTGCCCACATATCCGCCAGTTCCCTTGCAAACAACGACCGCTTTATCTCTTTGTGCGGAGAGTTTAGCAGTGGAACACAGCTGATAATAGCCCTTATCTGGTCTGCCGTATACATACGGTAGTTCTGCGTATTCCTAACGTTGGCCTCCGGGAGAACACCCTTTCCAATCCAAATCCGAATTGTCTGAGCTTGCCTCCCTGTAATTTCAGCAACCTGCCCCGTCGAATATGCAGAGACAGTCACTGTCTCCCCATAACGAACATCTGCTTTGTTCTCCACAAGCACGTCCACAGTTCGCGTAGTCTCCGGTAGAGTTACCCCCTCAAATGGGATACGCATTGGGGCCGCAGCCGCAGGCACTCGACGCTTAGTCCAATAATGAAACTTAGCCCGAGCCTTAGCCCTCTCCCGAACTTCCGGGTCTTCTTGATACCTCTCCGCCTTACGCGCCTGTACGCGCTCCCTATTAGCCTCATACCACTTCTTAAAGTATTCTTTCCTAGGCGACTTTGCCATAATGGTTCCTCCTTTTTTCTACAACCTCCGTTCTGGTATATAGTATGCGCGTCTTGGTCAATTGTATCCCATCCACGCTACTTTTTCTCCTTGATGTAAAGCCCGTAGGTTGTTTTTGTATCATAGATTGCAACAACGTCCTCTGCATTCAACTTCCCCAACCTGATATTAGTCTCAACCTGTGCCTCCGTAACTTCCTCTACCGTGTCAACCGCATTGACCGCCAGCGAGTAAACCTCATCCCGCTGTTCCTCCGGAAGCAGCTCAATTGCAGTCTCAAGCACCTTCCATAGCTTCTCCGGGTCAGATACAACTGCCTTGCGCGTAATCGGAAGTCCTCTGTTCTTGAACAACTCCAATGCCGACTTCTGATTGAGCGTAGTACGAACCTTCTTCTGCGCCTGAAGAACCGCATTCTCAGACTCTAGATATCTGTGACCCTTGTTATCCTCCGTGACACCATTCTCAAAGAATCTGCCGGTTTCATCGTTGACGAGCACCTGCCTGACCGTCTCTGTAGCCGTGCCGATTGCCTTCTCAAACGGCTTAAGCTGAATATAGCCCTCAACAATCTCATCCGTAGAAAGGTCTTCAAGTTTGTCGCGGAACTGGTCCAGCGTCAGTGCCGCCGCCGTCAGTTTCTCGATAGTTGCCAGAAAGCCCATGATTTTTGCCTCCTTATCATCTCTTGCTGAGCCTATTATATCACGTCCACAGATATTTGTCAACACCTTTTTTGCTGGACAGTTGATGCATTCCTACGTCCAAGTATAGCATACCCAATATCCTACGTCAATAGCGGGAGACATTATTTTACTTTCCACCCCATGTTTTTATACTCCCGCATACGCGCCTTAGCCAGCCCATGACAGATAGATATAGGGTCCACTAAGTCGATAACCAACGGAGCTTTCTTGCCTTTGAATTCACGCAGTATTCTGCCAACAGCCTGCACTATATCCTTCTGCGGCGTGGCAAGAAACAATGTATCTAGGTCTGGAACATCTAAGCCTTCCCGAGCCATTGAGTAAGTTCCGAGCATAACCTGCCTAGTTTCAGAGATGGCACGTTGTTCCGCCGTTAACCCTCCGACATAGTATCCAATAGTGGTACGAACGCCTACCCGCTCACACTCTATCTCTACCAGCTTTTTCAGCGTCACTAAGTGCTCCCGCCGAGCTGACAAAAGCAGAATCTTCCGGTTAGCTTGGATTGCCTGAACAATCATTCTAGCCATCTGCCTATTTCGAGCATCATGCTCCGCCAACCAGCTAACGACCTTGACGAAACTGATTTTACCCCGGTAGTCCTTAAACGGTCGTTCCGAAGCAACCAACACATTAGTCTTCACCATATTAATTGTGGGGACAATCTTTCTCTTCTCCCCTACTGCAGCGATATCCCCGATATGCGTGAAGAATACCCTTTCCAACCCATCCTGCCGTTTAGGGGTAGCTGTGATTCCAAGGCGATATCTCGCCGGAAACTTCACGATGGCGGTCCGGAACGTTGGTGCAGCAAAGCGATGCACTTCATCTACAATAAGCATCCCGGGCCAGGTGTATAATTCTTCCGGGTATTCCCGCGCAAGGAGGGACTGCACCAGCGCGATGACAATTTTCTTACCCTTGAAGTCACAGGTATCTTGTTGGACGTATCCGATATCATCCGGCGAAATATCAAAACATTGAAGTATCCTGTCTCTCCACTGGTCAAGCAAAAACTCTTTATGCACAAGCACTAGTGCAGTAACTTTAAGTCTGGCAGCGACTTCGAGAGTCGTGATGGTCTTGCCATACCCCGGAGCCGCTTGCCCACATGCACCGTACGTATTTCGCATAGCACTCTCCAGGGTGTCCACAAAGTTCCGCTGGTCTTCTCCTTCCCCCGTTCCGTCACGCAGAACTATCCGAGAACGAAAATCTACTGGACTCCCACAGCACGTATCATCCTGCACGTCACAAGTGGCTAAATATCTATTCACAACTCCGCGTGGTACCCACAGCTCATCCCCGTGCTCTTCATACAGAGCCTCGAATCTTCGAACACCCTCTGTGCTGAACCCCATCTTCTCTCGTGTAAGATACTCCGGATTAGGGACCGTCATTTGCGCTTTCAGCTGTTCCTTATTCATACCATCATTTGGCCCAATCTTTAACCACGAGTCTATTCGCACGTCTCTGCCTCCTCTTTAGGCTTATGCATTAGAAGCAGCAATCCCGCATATATGTCTCTTGCCTCTTGTTTGGGCACTGCCAAAACTCGCATACGCTTCTTCCGTCCCGACTTACTCCGGGCATCATCCAAACTATAAGCCAACCCAACTTTCCTTTGAGTCACAATAGCTGCGATAACATCCGCATTAGGTTCCATCGGGATAGCATACTGCGCCTTGCCTATGGTAAGCCCCAAATAGGACATAGTGTCTTTGAATATGTAAACATTAGATGTTAACCTGTTCAATCTTAACGCGGGGGGAAGATAAAAGTCCGAGCCTTCCTCCGGTTCAAAAACGGGAATCATCTCCCGGCCTATACGAACGACCTCCCCCTTTCCTAGGAGCATTGTCCCACTCAGCTTTTTATACATATCAGAGGCCCATTCAACCTCATGAAATTGAGTTTTTGAGAAATTCATACTACTTTCCCTCCTTCCAATTTTTTGCGATACTCACATCCGCCACAAGAGGTATCCTCAATTCCAGAGCATTCTCCATCTCATGCTTAACTAACTCAGCCGCATAATCTGCTATTGACTCATCCACTTCAGCAAGAATCTCGTCATGAACCTGAATAACCAACATGAACTTGCCACCCCAGATTCCCTCCTCAATAGCTCGTCTACGGATATTTCTCATTGCTATAGACATGATATCCGCCGCAAAGCCCTGCACTTGGCTATTGATTGCCTGTCGCATAGCCGTGCCCTTATATCTCCATTCCGAAGACTTAGCCCCAGGCAAATATCTCTTCCTACCGATGGGTGTTTTGACGTAACCATACTGCATGGCGTATTGTTGTGACCACTTAATGAAGTTCTCTACTTTCTTAAACCGCTCGAAATACCGAGCGATATACTCCTTCGCGGAATCTTCCGAGGAGTTAATCTGCTGCGACAAAGATTTAGGCCCCATACCGTAGATAATCCCAAAGTTAATGGCCTTACTGCGACTGCGCTCTAAAGGAAACTTCTCCTTCACCTCATCCAACGGGCAGTCCAAGTGATAAACAGCTCTGGCAGTCTCACTATGCAGGTCCAACCCTGCGCTGTAAATATCCATCATAACAGGGTCACGGGACAAGTGCGCCAACACCCGCAGTTCGACCTGCGAATTATGGCTAACAAATCCATCACTGATGTACGTCATAGGCCCTGGTACTGACAGGTCATAAACACACGCTTTCCCCGCCGATTTCACAGATTCAACTTTGTCAAAAACTTGCCCATGCTGCGTGATTCTGTATAATCCAAGAGCATCAGCCACCACGGGATACTCCCGCTGAAGCTGCTGCGCAACTGGTAAACTTATGGGCCTCCCCAACGAACTTGTGTTATTTAGTAGCCGACGACTCTCTCCTGTAAGCCCCAACGCCTTAACCTTATTTTGCATATGGGGCATACCGCCGTACGTAGGACTATGCCCAGTCCTGCGCTGTAACGCCTTCAACACATTACTCTTTCGCGCCGAGATGAAGCCCACCCTATCCGCAAAAGCTTGCACAAACGCCGCAGAAATTGTGATTGTCCATATATGCCCACAGCCTTTGCCATGCGCTTGATACCGCCGCACAGAAGGAATCCCCAAAGATAACAACAATTGCTGTACCTCAAACGCAAGCTCCCTGTGAATAGATGCGAAGCTAATTCTCCCAGTATCTATTGCCTGCACGCTTCCATCCGCTTCAAACAGGCCGCGTAAATAGCTTGCCTTAATCTCATCTGATGCGCCCCACAAATAAGAGGGCACACACTCTTTTGCGCTCCCAGTTGCTCTCAACCAGTGTACAAGCGGCTTACACGAAACCCGCGTATCAAAAGCCCCCTTAGCAAGACGAGTAGAAAGCGATAAAAGTCCAAATAACTCTGCCGCGAGAGATAGCATCAACTCATGTGTGTCTTCGTCCTTGGCATTCGTTGTCCACCCAAAACTATGCGTCCCGAAGGTGCCATTCCCCGTCAGAAACCCCATAAACAAGGCCAACTCCGGCGATATATACTTAGGAGTCCTAAAGCGTTTATTATTCGGGTGAGTAAACACTGCATCCGGCAATACTTCCGTATGCGAGGGGAACAAAATAGGCTCTCCCCGTCCAGACTGAATGGCTACGAAGTCAGTATCCTCTAGCTCCCCGATACGTCTCCAAACGTAATTACCCTCCTTATCCAACACACGTATTCGATGCAGGGAGGTAGCAACTAGCTCGTATCCCATCCGCGTCCGAAGCCGCACAACATCCTGAACGCCCTTCTTGATTACTGCGCCGACTGATGCCGTTTGCCCGTCCTCTAAGTAAACTTCATCCCCAACAACAACCTGCTCTATTGGAACTAACCCATGAGTTAACGCCACACGAGTGCCCTCTGCAACACAATAGTCCGCACACACGAGAACCTTCCCCGGCGGAGCAATGAAAGCCTCCCGGATAGGAAACTCCTCGTTTTTGCTAATATTCTGTAGATTTGGCTCCGATGAACTCAACCGCCCCGTGTTATGATTCACTATCCCATTGGCAACGAACGCATGCCCATCCGGGACAGTGAGGTCATATACATCTTCTATCCCGGTGTCATATACAAAATACACGGGAACCCACATGATTGTACCATCCTTACCCGCCCGCTTCCTTACTGGCCTCCGCGCTTTCTTGCTAATCTTGGCGGCAAGCTTAGCATCAAGAAAACCTCTGTCGATAAGATTGAACGAATCCGTATTCCAGAAATTCAGCTCCCAGTAAGTATATGTAGACGTGTTTTTCTCTACGAGGGTGGGCAGAAACCCCGCGTTAACGCACATTATATGAAAGATGTCCGCTGTTCGCTTATCGAAAAAACGGAGTATCAGTTTGACTTTATGCCCGAAGAAACGACACTTCGCAGTGAGGAATATCTCCCTCATGAATATCTCCGCCGATTCCTGCATAGCCAAGCCCATGTAGGTGAAAAACAGATGATTCAATGCATCAAGATGCTGCCTGTCCTGTCGCCTGTCCGCCGTCTGCACAATATTTCTATGAAACCTGCCCCAATCCGCCGCCGTAGAAGTGAAATCAGACGTTCCCCATGCGTTTTCTCCTACCGACACGGCAACCTTATCCCCAGGAACAATGTCCTTTAGCGACTTCCACCCTGTTTTTGTGAGAATTGGATGGTCCAATGTCCCGACAATCGAAAGTCCACACTCTAAAACGGCACGTCTAGTTAAGTCTCTGCCTACGAAGGTACCCGAAACGTTTTTCAATTCCCCATTGATAGCAACCTTGAAAGACTCCCCGGGTGTATCCCCATACCCGGAATCCGTTGTAACAAGATTCCTAATGGCAACCAAGCCTTCACTAGTCGAAACTAAACTATCCCCGGCAATGCATCTGGTCCCGTGCCGATTGAACCGACAATGAATGCGATTATCCTCCCTGATGGTATTGACCATGCCCACTAAGTAAGTGCCATATAGCTTTGATAGCTCTCTGTACCTTAGTAGAGTAGCCGCGCATTCATCCTTCTCCGCCCATACTACAACATACTCTGCTGCGGTTGAATACTCATTCTTCTTGTTTTTTGCGCCTATGGGCTTTATCTTTCTGTCAGCGAAGAGCAACTGATTCAAGTCCCGCGTGCTATTCGGGTTGAACTCAGTGTCATGATGCCAGTATGACTTCAGCTTGTTAGTAACCTCCTGAAGCTCATCTTCCACTTGTTTGCGAATGTCCACGAGAAGCGGCACATTCATATATGCCCCCCACATCTCCATCTCCGCCAAACAATAAACAAACTCCCTTTCAAGCGTATAAAACACCTTGCCAAGATTTGCTTCCTCCAGCTTATCCCGAAGGTAGAAATAAAGCCGAAGTGTTTGAATAGCATCGTCATACGCATATGGCCCCAACTGGTCTATAGAGACTTTATCGACGCGAAGGACTTCCTCCGTACCCTTCTTGTTAGGAACCCAAACACGGTTCACCCTGTCCCAGTTGCCCTTCTCCTTCTTAGCAAGCTCAGAAAGTTCTGTCATTTTATGCTTGAAATAAAATAAGGACAAGTCCTTTAGCCCATGTGAACCTTTATCCGCAAGCATCTGCTCAGTAGTTCCAACGCCGCCGGTAGCTATTAACCAGTGAGCTATCATAGTATCCCAAACACAGCTTTCCGGAACCCTTATCCCGCACAGCGAAAGCATCTGCACGTCCACCTTGGCATTATGCATGGCGATTATCTGGTCCTCTGAAGCTGCCTCCACGATGGGCTTTAGCCGAGTCATCACATCATCCTGCGGAAGTTGTAGCCCCCCAGCATGTCCCAAAGGAACATACGCTCCGTCTAAGTCATTTGCAGAATCTCCCCACGCAACCGACCATCCAACAAGCTTCGTATTCGGATAACCATAAGGCACGTACTCTGTGTCCAATGCCCGATACTTAGCCTTTGCGAATTTATCCAACACCTCATCCAATTCTGTGAATGTACGAACAATCACTGCCTATCCCCCCTGTGTAAAACTATCATATTATATTAGCATGTCTTTGTCAATACAGGGGCAATAAAAAAAGCGGACCATATTTCAGGTCCGCCCCGTTTATTAGTACTGGATATCTTCTTCGGAGTTGAAGTCGCTAGCCGTTGACGAAAGCTTGCCGAGTATACGCCGAATCTCATCCGGAGACTTAGGCTTCAGTATTGCCTCGTAGTCAAGGATAGCCGCTTTTGGATTGAGGGCACGAATATCTACATCCGAGAGCGTTTCCAGGTATTCAAACTCATCCCCCGTAGACGGAGCCTTTGAATCTCCGCGATAGACCTCAAACATTGCGCCGACTAGCCCGTTCTTCCCACGTTCGCTCTGCTTTGCTGAAGCCCTCTTAAGTTTCTTAAGAGTTTGAAACTTCACACAATAGAGCTTTACCTCATTCTTGTGAACAATGCCCTTTCTATCCGTCCATTCCGTTGTGTCTATGACTGTATAGAACCCTGCCGTGTATGGCTTATCCCCG